CTAAAGTAATCCCCCCCCTCCCCCCGAATTTGGCGAATTAAATGTAGAGGGGTGTAGTTATGTATAGAAGTATTTATGTATTTAGGTATTTAGGGGTTGACGTAGTTATTTATTTATGATATAATATTTATAGGAGGTATAAGTTATGAAGTATGACAACATTATTGATACAACATTAATTGCTATTGGTATGGCTTTAGGTATTTCACAAATAGAAAGTATACTAGGTGTTATAATTATTTCAATACAAATTTTATGGATTTTATTTAAACTATGTTATAATGTTTATAAAGCAATTAAAAATAAAAAGTTTGAAAAAGTTAAACAAGAAGTTGACAAGGCTATTGATGAATTAGAAAATCTTAAAAAAGAAGGTGGCAACTAATGGGTAGGAAAAAAGAGAATGATTTTATAGGTGGTATGGGGTATAGTTGGATTAATTCTAATGTTTATGATTTTAAAAATAAACAAGTATGTGTTAGAAATAATATGCAATATATGTTTTCTAAAACTTCTAGAATGTTTAAGTATGAAAATTTACCTAAAACTATTGATAAACGATTACTTGAATTGTGGTTACAATCAATTGGTTATCTTTGTTGTTTCAAGGCTAAAACTTTATCAAATGGAATGCTACAACCCTTAACTGAAGACTTGAAAGGTGAAGGCGATTTGTATATATGCTTTGGTGCATGGGGTGGTGAACTTGACGGCAACTATGTACCAAAACAATTTATTATTGCAAATCCTGTATATGGAAGTTTTACACTTGAAGTTGGTAAGAATTGTGTTATTATCAAAAATGATAGTACTTTAATTGGCTTAACACCATTATGTAGAAGATATGCAACGGCTTTAACTGAAACTGAATTGTCCTTAAAAATATCAAGTGTGTTAACAAGATTAATGACAATTGTTGCAACAAGTGATAAGAACACAAAAGAAAGTTACGAAGTGATGATAAAAAAACTCGAAGAAGGTGATTTGTTAAGTGTTTTTTCATCACAAGCAATTATGAATGAAGAAGTCATCAAAAGTCTTTTCAACGGACAAAACAACAATCAATCAATCACACAATTAATTGAATTACTTCAATATTATAAAGCAAGTTGGTTTAATGAATTGGGCTTAAATGCCAATTATAATATGAAGAGAGAAAGTCTTAATAGTAGTGAAAGTCAATTAAATGATGACGCTTTGTTACCGTTTGTAGATGATATGTTGTTGAGTCGTCAAGAAAGTTTTGACAAAGTCAATGAAATGTTTGGCACAAATATTCAAGTTGATTTAGGCTTATCGTGGAAACTTAAAAAAGATGAAATGATACAAGAAGTTGAAAATAAGGAGGTTGATAAAGATGAGTTGCGAAGTACTGAACCGACCGACACTAATAGAAACAATGCCGAATAGTTTTAAGCAAGATTTTAGAGGATTTATATATTATTTAAAGCAAACTTTAACTGAAAGGCAAGTTGATATACCCTTATTTTTACAAAGTGATGAAACTAATGAAATGCTTGACGTATCATTAATTTATCAAAAATGTGGTTATAAAATCATCGCTAAAATTGTTGAAATTTTTCTCAATGAAAACAACCAATTAGACGAAGAGAAAATTAAAAGTCTTTCATATATGATTTATATCAAAAATATTGCAAATTGGACTAATATATTTGAAAGTTTAACAACTAAATATAATATTTTAGATAGTAAGAAAGAAACTAAAACACGTACACCTAATTTGCAACACGATGAAACAAGAAATATTAAAAGTAAAGTTACTAATACTAATCAAGTTAGCGGTTATAATAGTGAGGACTTTACAAACTTGAATCAATCAATCAATAGTGGTGAAATGAATGACAACGAAGAAACACGAACCACAAAAGAAACAGGAGATGAAAAGATTGAGACTAGTGGTAGCGATATGCCTTCTCAAGATTTAATCTTAAAAGAATTAGACTTAAGAACGATGAATAATTTTTATGATATTATTCTTAAGTCATTTGATGATTATCTAACTTTAAAAATTTGGCTATAAGGAGGTTTTAATAATGTCAAAAAAAGGCGGTTATTTAATTATAGATTTAGAAAATATTAATATTACGGCACCCGTACAAACTCAAAAATTAGACTTATCATATAATTTAATAGAACTATTAGAGCATAATTACTATAAGCATACAATTGTCAGTGGTATCGTGATAAATGGTGTAGAATATAACGACTTTATAACTAATGTTGTTAAAAAATCAACATATTTCACATTTTATGTATATGGTTTTAGTGTAGTTGCTTATATTGAAAGCGGTGAAGTAAATGTAACTTTTAAAAGTACTTACAATAGTTATAATGGTAGGTTTAATAGTGATAAAAAAAGTATTATAAAATATATAGATTTTCCATATACTAGAAATTTGTTTATATCAACAATCGTAGGTGGCACTAGCATTGCATTACCTATTAATATTGTTACGGGTATTGGTAAATTTTTAGTAGGGCAAATAACAATTGATACTAAAACTTATAATTTTTATATTACAGCCAATTCTAGTAATGATTGGGTTATTGAATGTGATAATGTGACAAGTGGTCAAACATTTACGTTGTATTATGTAGGTTATTAAAAAAAGGAGGAATTTAAAATATGAAAATCACACAAGTTTATGAATTAGTCAATGATATGACAAAAGAGGTATTAGGTGAAACCGAAGTACTTCAGGAAGACCTTTCCAATGTAGTAGATATTGGAGGCAAATTACAAGAGAAATTAGGTGTAGACAACTATTGTAATGAATTAGCAAATAGAATTGGACGTACAATCTTTGTTAACCGTCCATACAGTGGCGAACTACAAACTATCTTAAAAGATTATTGGGAATATGGTTCAATCCTTGCAAAAGTACGTGGTGAAATCCCTGAGGCAATTGAAAATGAAAGTTGGGAATTAGTTGACGGTGCAAGTTATGACCCTCACGTTTACAAAAAACCAAAAGTTTATGAAAAATTCTACAATCAAGCAAGTACTTTCCAAATTCAAGTATCAATTACTTCACTTCAAGTACAAGAAAGTTTAAAGAGTCCTGAAGATTATGTTAAGTTTATTTCAATGATTGAGGGTAACGTTCAACTATCAATGGAAATTAAAATTGAAGAATTAGCAAAACGTAGTGTTAATAACTTTATTGGTGAAACTTTGTTTGACGCTTACAATAGTGGCACAACTTTTACAGGTGTAGGAAACACACGTGCAATCAATTTATTTGCAAGATATAAGGCTTTACACCCTGACACAACATTAACAGTAGCAACGGCATTACAAGATAAAGAGTTTATTAGATATTGTGTTGAAGTTATGACTTTAACAATGAATCGTATGAAAGCCGTTTCTAAATTATACAATATTGAAGGAACAACTAAACATACACCAAAAGATTATTTACATGTTGTTTTACTTAATGATTTTGAAAGTGCAACACAAGTATACTTACAAAGTGATACATATCATAACGAACTTGTTTCTTTACCAAAGCATGAAACTATTTCATATTGGCAAGGTAGTGGAACCGATTTTGCGTTTGACAGTGTTTCAAAAATTAATGTTATAACTGCAAAATCTAATAATGTTACCGCTAGTGGTATTTTAGGTGTTATGTTTGATGATGAGGCTTTAGGTATTTTACAACCACGTAGAGAAGTAACAACTATGAATACGCCTAACGCACAATTTATGAACTACTGGCACAAATTTACTTCAAGATATTTCAATGATTTAGCGGAAAATTTTGTAGTATTCTTTATTGCTTAATTTTGAGTGGTGGAATACACCACTCTTTATTTTTATAAAAAGGAGGAATTTAAAATGTTTATAAATGGAAGATATAGACTTAAAGATACTTTTAAACTTTTAGTTGACGAACAAGTAACTAAAATTGAAATAAGTGTTAATTTTGAAGATAGTGCACACGTTCAATATACCGGTATGCAACTATTAAAACAAGAGTTGCAATATAAAAGAAAAAGCGATGGAAGTTATATAACGGCTTATTTGCAAGACGGTGGTTGGGAAGAAGTAGATTATCAAGACTTAAATTTTGATTGGTATAATCAAGAAATAGACGACACTTTCTTTAATTATTTTTATTCAAGTGTTGAATTTGTTGGTATTGATTATGCCTTAAATGGTGGTACACTAGATGAAACATTGACAAATCCATTTTTCAAACCAATAGGACAAATAATATCGTATTATGATTTTCTAACAAGCACAAAAGTTGGTTATACTTTTGAATATTGGCAACTACCTTCCTTTGAGGATGTGAGTATTTTATATGGTAGTAATATTTTTGAACCTATACAAGTAACGGCTATTTTTAAGAAACAACAAGTTAAAATTAATTATATCACAAAAGGTGGAATTGTTAAAGAAATTTACCCTAATGACTTTGTTTTTGTTGATTATGGAAGTAAAGTAACTAGCGACTATGATTATAATTGTACTAAAGAAGGTTATAAGTTTTTATATTGGAGCATTGAAGAAGGTGGCGACCCTTATATATTTGGAGAACAAATTATCGAAGATGATATAACATTATATGCAAATTATAATATTCAAAGTTATACCATTAATTTTGATATGCAAGGAGGTACACCTCAAGAACCTTCACAAACAAGACAATATAATCAATTGGTTGGTAAACCCTTAGATATACCTACCAAAGAAGGTTATACATTTATTGGTTGGAGCAAATCAAATATTATGTATAGTGCTTATGATTTTAACACACCTGTAACACACGATTTAACTTTATATGCATATTGGAGGGCACCCTCGATTAAAGCAACTTTTTATCAAAATAATGCGGAAGATAGTAAAGTTAATAAAGAAAATGATTTAGTTAAAATTTATGAGTGTAATATAATTTTTAAAGATAGTACTTCAATATTAAATCCTATTATTAAGATTGTTTATAACGAACTTCCATTTTTTAATTATTGTTATATCAATAATCTAAATAGATATTATTATATTACCAATATTGTATTAACACCTAATAATTTCTATGTGCTTTATTTATCGTGTGATGAATTAATGAGTTTTAAAAATGAGATTGGAAATTTAGAAGGCTTAATTGCAAGAAACGAATTTGAATTTGACGCTAATTTGCCTGATAATGAATTAGTAGTTGATAATACTTCACAACTTGCTTTGGTTGAAAATTTAACACCACAAAACAACCCTTTTAAGCAATCAGTGACTTTACCTTTTATAATTTCTACAATGTCTACAACAGGCGAACAAGGTGGAGATAATTTAAAATCATGGGAACAAACTTCATTCAATAAAAAATTTTCAGGAAATATTAACACTATAACTAGATTATGTAATCAATGTAGTAAAATAGACCAATCAGTGATAGGTACTTTTTTTGCAAATCCTAATGAATATATATCATCTATTATGTTATACCCTTTTGAAGTTAATAAATTCTTTAGAACTAGCACGTATTTTGATAAAATTACAATTGGAAAATCTACTTTTACCCTTAATAATTATTATTTATCAAATCCACATAATAGTATTAATATTGCTAATTTTAAGATTGAACCTTATTTTAATAATTATTTAGATTATCAATCACAATATAAAATTTATATACCATTTTTTGGTTATTTTCAAATTTCACCTCAAATTTTTATGGGTTATTATATTAAAATTGATATATCTATTGATTTTGATACAGGACAAGCATTATTACTAGTAAAACGTGGAGATTCATTAACTGATAATTCACACGACGTTCTTATAACAACACAACAAGGTAAATGCGGTGTTAAAATACCAATTGGTAGTGACGGAACGTACAAAACTAATCAAGATTTATTAATTACTAATATAAAAGGTGTAATTGATTATGCAGTGTCAATAGGTGCTTTTGCAATAACAGGTAATCCTATTATTGGTATATTAGGTGGAGCACGTGCAACTAGTGGTATGATTATGGGTGATATCAACGCCTTAACTTCCTCTAATGCTATTAAAGGTGAAACAAGTGGCAATGTAAATGATTTGGCTATGCCTTTTGAAATATACATGTTAGTAACTCGTCCTGTCGTTTCTAATTCACAAGAACACTATAAAAAATTATTAGGATTACCACTTAATAAAACTAGATTACTTAAAAATATGAAAGGTTACACGCAAGTTAAAGAAATTCACATTGAAAATTTGTCAACGGCAACACAAGAAGAAAAAAATAAAATATATGAAATGCTAATAAATGGAGTTATTTTATAATGAAACCTAAATACTATCGTTTAACTAGAATTAGAGAAAAAAGCAAAGAAGTAGGAGGTTGTAAATATTTTGTTATTTTTGGTGAACGTTCAAATGGTAAATCATTTAGTGTATTAGAGTTAATACTTCAAAGATATGTAGAAAGCGGTTATAAAGATGAAGGAGCAATATTGCGTCGTATGCTTGAAGATTTTAGAGGCAAACGTGGAGCACGAACCTTTGAAAATTTAGTTAATGAAGGTAGAGTAAAAGATATCACTAAAGGTAAATTTTCAAAAATTGTTTACAAATCTTCAATGTGGTTTTTAGCAAATTTTGATGAAACTTTAAATAGTGACGTGTTAGACAAAAAACCTTTTTGTTATGCGTTTTCTTTAGCGTCAATGGAACACGATAAATCGGCAAGTTTTCCAAATGTTACAACAATTTTATTTGACGAATTTATATCAAGAAACGGCTATTTAGAAGATGAATTTGTATTATTTACAAACACACTTTCAACTATTATTAGATTACGTGAAAATGTTGAAATATATATGTGCGGTAACTCAATAAACCCTTATAACCCTTATTTTGGTGAAATGGGTTTAACTAGAGCCAAACGCATGAAACCGGGCGATATTGATATTTACAGTTATGGAAATAGTAAATTAAAAGTTGCAGTTGAATTTGCCGACGGTATTGGAAAAAATAAGAAAAGTAATGTTTATTTTGCTTTTGATAATCCAAAATTAAATATGATTACAGGTGAAGGCAATACATGGGAAATTGGAATATACCCTCATTTACCTTACAAATATAAATTTGAAGATATCTTATTTATTTACTATATTAAGTTTGAAGGTGAAACCTTGCAATGTGAAATTATTAGAGATGACGAACATAAATGCGTATATACATATATACATAAAAAAACAACACCAATAAGAAAAGAACAGGAAACAGTTATTTATTCTCTTGAGTTTAACCCTTCACCAAAATATAGACGTCGAATAAATGTGCCTGTTACAAAACTTGAAGAAAAAATTGTATGGTTTTTTAAACTTGATAAAGTTTTCTATCAAGATAATATGATTGGTGAAGTAGTACGCAACTATTTAATGGCTTGCGGATTTCCTGTAAAATAAAATAAAGTGTAAGTTAATCATACTTACACTTTAAATTTTTATATACTTAATACCTTTTAAATAGTCTAAAAATTGTTGACTGATTGAAAGTGAGTATGTAGTACTTTCTAAATGTATGCTTGCAAACTCATGATAATAACCTAATTTACCTGTATAATCTTTTACATAACCTTCATATTCGAAATCTAAATATGTGTGTGTTTGTTTACCTGTTGCGTCTTTAGAAAATTCTAACTCGTTTTCAAAAGCATTAAAAACTTTATCAACTTGTTTAATATCATCATTTGCAAAATGTTTTAGCAACCACGGTGTTGCGGTTTTTTTATTTACACCACTTATGGTTAAAGTTAGTTTATCATTTTTAAAATACATATATCGTTTTGCACCTAAAGTCTTAAATTTATCATATATGCCTTCATCATCCCATACACCTAATATTTTTTCAACGCCTTTAATTGTTTTTGGTATGTAAGCCTCGTAAGGTATTTTATGATAGTCTAGGGCTTTTTGAAGTTTATAAATTAGTCTATTGTTATACAATTCAAAAAAATGTTTATGTTTATCATAATTAATAAATTTTAGCGAATCGGTATCACTATAAATATAATCTTCTTTTAATTCAAAAATACCACTCCAAAGATTTGCACGTGCATATGCGGTTACAAAAACGCCCCATGCATAGAAAAGAAATCTATTTCTTGATTTATTATATTTTGTTATAATTTTATCAATATTTTCAGTTGTGTTTTTTTCTTTATGCCACCCTTCCATATCATAAATTATTTCATCACGAACAATATCAGTAACGCAACAACCATATGCCGAATTAATCATCCCTTTAGATGATAAGTATTCAGTTTCTTTTCCTTCAACGTCCTTTAGGGTTGTTTTATCACTATAAAGTTTTAGAATTGATTTTACAAAATCAGTAGGTAAATACCCTTTTTGATAATAATAAAATCTACCTATTCTAAAGGATGAAAAAGAATATGTGCGTTTGATAATCTCCCAATCAATATTAGTTATTGATATTATTAGACGTTTTGCGGAAACAATGCGTCCATTATTTTCAAGTTGATTTTCAAGACTTCTACATTTTGATGATGAGATATAATTTTCATAGTAAATCAAACTTTCAACGTCATTTAATTCAACGTCGAATACGCAACAATAATTGCGTACTTTTTCTTCAAATTCTTGTTTAGTAATATGATTTATTTGTATACCTTTACTCATCGGAAATTTCTCGGCAATCATCACAGTCGGATATGCGGAAGTCTCATCAAAACTTCTAACATTTTCATACACTTTACCACAATTCATTGCATTTGCGTGTGTAAAACCTCCCATAAAAGAAGTTTTTAGTAAATCGTATTCATCAGTAGTTAAGGTTAATTTTTGCATTAAAGCATAGTATTTGCGTGTTTTATCTTTGCTTGCCTTTTTATCACCTACTACCTTATAACAAGCCTTGCGACAATAATTACGTACATAACCCGTTTTGGTAAGGGGTATTTTAGTAATATCTCCGTCATTTGTAATTGTTTCATCAATATAGTATAATATAATTATAACGTCGTGAATACAATAATCTAACTCTTCTTGTGTAAGTGGTGTTGTTGAATGTCGTATTTTAGAATAATCTAAATCGCCTACTAACTTTTCAATTTTATGCTTTGTTAGATTTTTGGCAACAACACTTAAAGAATAACCACTTAATTGATAACTACAACGATATTCAACGCCATCATTTGTAATAGCCTTTAATACTTTTCTTTCTTCAATCGCAAACACTTTATCAAAGGTAAAATAACCTCTTATAAATTGAAAATCAAAAGCAAGGTTGTGTACGTAAATTAATAAATTAATAGCGTTTGTATCAAAAATATTAGTTATCATATTATATAATTCTTGATATTCTTCAAGTGTTCTACCAATTACAATTAAAATATCACCATTTGAATATATACCAAAAGTCCACTCATATACAATACCTCTTTTTACATAGTCTTTAATTTCATTTTTATTTACATTATCTAAAGATAAAGAAGTTTTACCCGTTTTTAAATTTTGATAAAAAGAGGAAGTTTCAGTGTCAAAACCGCAAGCAAAATTGTAGTAGTATTTTTTACCTTTCTTACTTATTTTTGCTTTAGATTTTATACTTTGTAAAACCTCCTCAATTTTTGATTTATTAGATGAAAAAATTAGAATTTCCATTGAACCGCTCTAAATCCTTGAGGGTTTCTTCTTGTTGTCTTTTATAAATTTCATCATATTTTTCATTTAATCTAATTGTATACCATTCAGCACTATGTCTTTTATCGCTATTTGAAAACATTATAGCAATATCTTTTTGAAGTTGATAACTATCATAATCATTACGCAACTCGGTTATTCTATTATATATTTCCCAAAATTTATCTTTCATTGCATTGCTAGCGTCATTATATGACCATGTAATTTGATTGCTTGAATCTAAATCGGCTAGACGTTTATCAACACCTGTAAGAATTTTTTTAACACCCTCAAACGTTGAACTTTTAAGTTTCATAATGTTATATGCGGTTGTGATTTGTTTCAACATTTGATTACGTGTCATTTTTTCTATATCTTTTGAAGTTGTGTATGTAACACCACTTTTTAAAGATTGTTGATATAAATTAAAGGCTCTTGATTGAGAACTATAACCTTTAGTTTGTAAAGTTTTCATCCTTCTATTCATATTTCTTGAAAGTACTTTTGACATTTGTATTAAGTCATTTTTTGTCATTTTTGACAAATCAGTGTAATCAAGGCTAAGTATCTTTTTTAATGTAAGATTTTTTGCCATACAGAATTACCTCTTAAAAAGGTAATTTATCATTTTGTTTAGCAAAATCTTCTAAAGTATTTGTCTTCCATTCTTCTTGTTGCATGTCAGTCCAATTTTTAATAACTAATGTTAAAATTTCAATTTTCTTTTCTTTATCATATTTTTTAGAAATGAAATAATCATTTGGTTTTAAATCAATTGTAATAGGAAATGATAAATCTTTCTTTAACATTTCTTTATTAAATAAATCTTTATCTTCCTTGTAAAATCCGATATTAAAATAGTGGTCGGTATTAGTTTTAGTATCTTCCTTTCTTAAAATACCTTTTAAAACAGGAAATTTATTTCCGTCTTTCTTTGAAATATACTTTTTTTCATAAATAAAAATTTTCATGTGTTTTTCTCTTTCTCTCACTTTTGGTAGGTAGCACCTATTTTTGATTTTAAGGTTTTTGTTTTAATTGTTAAGCCTTGTAAACAATGTCAAAATCACGACAACGATAATAGCCGTATACTTTCATTAAATAATCTAACTCTTTAACTCTAATATTTGTTAAACTATCTAATTCAATTTTATGCAGTATTGGTTTAATGTAATTTCTTTCTTCTTCAGTAATATTTTCATTTGGCGTTAAGCATTTGACTTTACCACGACGTATTGATTTAATCATTTCTTGTCGTGAATGAAAATGTAACTCTACTTCGTAAATATCATTTTTATATACATATAGCATTGTTTATACCTCCTTTCTTAATATTCACCGATTTTTATTTTATACACAACATACTTCATTAATTGCTTTAATTTATATTTTTTATAATCAATATCTTTTTTAAATGTATTATATTTTTTAATACTCTTTTTTATTAAATCGTTCTTATGTTTAAAGCAAGTTAATATAACAGTTACTATTGTACCAAATTTATCAACTACTAAATAATCATTATACAATACTCTTAATGGTTCCTTTAATTTTAATTGAAAACGGGTATAGTAATCAATTATACACCTATTGTCTTCATCAATTTTTACTAAAAATAAGTCTTTACTAACTTTTCTACATGGTTTAAGATTATCAATTAGTACTTTATTATCAATAACAAATAAATACGTTTTCTTTTTCATTATTCAACCACGTCAAAATAGTATTTTTTTAGATTTTCTTCGCCAATTTCATCGATTGCATTTTGACAATCCATAGCGGTTTCAAAATATATATCAAAAGGTATTAATCTAGTATATCTATTCATACTTGAACATACTTTTTTAGTATCAATATCATAACCTATTGAATATTTTAATTGACCAATATCATTGCCAAAATTAATATTTGATAATTCCCTTAATCTATTAATGATTTTTATTTTTTCAATCATTTTTTTAGATTCTTCTTCAGTTTTAAAAGCGTTACACAAATTCCTACGCCATTTATCTTGACTCCAACATTCAGCAAAAGTATCGTGTGAAATCGCACCTGTTGAACAAATATAATAATATGAATCACCATCGTTAGGTTTCCATATATTACCTTTATCAGTTACATATTCCCAATCACTTGCTAGCAAATCCCTTGCATAACCTTTAAAAATTTCTTCAGGCTCTACTTTATCGCCATTTTTAAAAGCAACCAATCTACCATTAACTATTCCAAAAGCCAAACCGCTTTTTTTATCTCGTGAAATTAAACCTCCTTTCTTTAAATATTCTTCATCAATTTCAAAAAATTTCATATTTTTTCCTTTCTCGCTCTCTATTTTAAAGGGCTAGCGACCTTCATATTTAAATGGCTAGATTAAGAAAGGCTTAAGCCTTTTGTGTATGCATTAAAACTTTATAATTTAAACTATCATAATAATTCCACATATCTTGATAATTATCATATGATAATGCCATTAATACTATTTTATTTGCATATGTATATACTTCATCACCGTCTTCATTGTATGCATGTGTAAATACTACTATATCTTTTGTTTCTTCATTATGCATTACTAAACATTCTTCATTAATCATTATTTATCACCTCCTTTATTTTTGCTAGATATTCATTAATTTTTTCATTATAAATTTTACCTTTTATTATTCTAAAATACTTATCTAGTGCCCTTTTATATCTATCTATTAATAAATCTTTATTATTAGCAAATACAACTACCATACCAGTTAATTTATCAATCATTTGATAGCACTCAAATAAATTTTCATTACCTTTAAATTTAGGAGAATAGTAATAACAATAATCATCATATTCAGTAACATATACTTCTTCTAATCCTATTTCTCCATTCATTTGTTTACATTGCACTAGAAATTTAATCTTTTTCATTTTCTTTACCTCTCTTTAATAAACATTTTCAAATTTATATTCTCTAACTTTTAAATCATACTTTCTACATAAATCATTATAGTATTTAGTTTTTTAGTAAATTGATAGTATTCATAATTAACTTCATAGTTACTAAATAATATGCTTTTATTAGTTGAATACACTACACATATGCCTGTTAATTTATCAATCAACTCAAAAGTATTTGGTAATCCAATCTTATTTTTATTACCTTTAAACAACGGTGAATAATAATAAGTATCTTTGTCATACTCTACAACTACTACTTCAACCAATTCAAGTGTTAAAGTTATCGGGTTTCTAATTTGCGTTAATATCTTAATTTGTTTTTTCATTTTAATTACCTCTTTCATTATTTACATTAATATTATACCATAAATATTTTAGTTTGTCAATAGTTTTGATAAAAATAAATTAAATAATTTAGTTATTATATATCAACTATTTACATTAATATTATACCATAAATATTTTGGTTTGTCAATAGTTTTAATAAAAATAAATTAAATAATTTAGTTATTATATAACCATAACCCCCCTAAATACCTAAATACATAAATACTTCTATACATAACTACACCCCTCTACATTTAATTCGCCAAATTCGGGGGGAGGGGGGGGATTACTTTAG